CTGCGCTCGAGCGCCTGCTGACCTTCATCCATCCGGAACTGGTGGCCCGGATCGGCCTCAAAATCGGCCATGCTGAAGTCCCGCATAAGCGAGCCGTTATCGGCGCCGCCGGCAGCCAGGCCCAGCAGCTCCATCAGCCGGCTGCGCGCGGTGTTGCCGGCATCGATTGCTGGCTGTTGCAGCTCGACGCTCTTCTCGAACATCTCGCGTTGGAGGGCCAGCTCCTGGTTCTTCGTTTCCTTGGCAAGCACATTGGCGTCGCGCGCGGCCTGCTGCTGGGCCTTCGCGGCCTTGTTACCGCCGATGATGGAGGTCAGTCCGCCAATCGCCGCGCCGCCTAGAATGGCGGTAGCTGTTCCTATTGCCATTGTTATAACCTTTTCAAGAAAGTTTGTTCGGTAGGGCGGTAGCCCATGCGTTTGTAGAGTCGCGCCATGCGGGCGCTGCGGTCGTCGGCCAAGGCAACCATCGCGAAAGATCTACAGCCGAGCTCCTTTGCCCAGGCGGCCAGAGCGTCATGCAGACGCATGCCGGCGGCGCACTCCGACCACCAGAACAGCTCTTGAGCGGTCAGCACGGCGTGGTTGAAGTAGGGCGGGTAAGCGATCGCGCCAGCCATGGCTTGCACTTGACCGTCGACGTCGGCGACGAGATAGCACTGGGAGAGGTCGGCAAGGCCGCGCTCGAGCGTGCAACGGAACGAGTCCGGGTCGAACGGAATCTCGGCGACGCCGGCATATGTATGAAACTTGCGCCCCAGCTCGACCATCCGATCGATGTCAGCGGCGGCCGCGCGCCGGATCATGGGTTCGTCTCGTAAGCGGACACAACGATGTCGAGCGCTCCGCCGGCGTCGCCGTGCGCGGACAGCACCCCGCCCACTTCCAGCGTCTGCGCCAGTGCGCCGTGCACGACACGGGTTTCGCCGGCGGCTACGCCCAGCTTGTAGGCCAGGTGCCGCGCGGCACCGCCACCCTGGCGCACCAGCACGGTGACCGTGCGCGCTACGTCGCTCTTGTTGGTGACGGAGCAGGCCGAAATGGTGGTTCTGGTGTTTGCCGGCACTGTGTACAGGTCGACCGGCGCGCCGGCCAGCTCGGCCAGTGCGATTTGCTTTGGAAGTCTTTGCATTTATACCACCGAAGTAATGATGCCTTTGGCAACCGTCACCGTTTTCCCGGTGAAGCTGCCGTTGAAGTCGGCGCCCGTGTTCTGGGTCGCCATGGTGCCGAGGCCGTGGACCTGGTCGGCCCGGACTGGAGCCTGCTGCACGATCATCTCGGGCTCGCTGAGGACGGCCGGCGCCGGCTGCACGGGCACATCGCCCAATTCCTGAGGAAGCGGGCAGGGCTGGGCGATGTCGCCGGCCGGACTGTGCTGCGCTTCTGGCTGTGCGAAAACGTCGTCGCCGAGGTCGCCGATCGTGCCGCCCACGCGCCCGACCAGCAGCTCGAGCATGCGCAGCGCCTCGGGCGTCAAGGTGCCGTCGGCGTTTACGAAGCGGATCCGCGCCGGGAATGCCGTAAGCGCCGCCGTCATGCCGCCCCCTGCTGAGCGTCGAGCACTGCGCCGAACACGGCGAATTTCACTGGATCCGTCATGCTGATCTCCCAAACACGGTTGCGGCCGGAGCCCAGCCGGGTGAAGCGCGCTCGCGCGCCATATTCGCCAGTCCTGCCGACCGTCGCGGTACGCTCGACGCTCCAAGTGTGCCCACCGTCGTTCGAGTAGCGCAGCATCACAACCGGCGCCGCACCCGGGCCGTCGGGGGTACCGACGCCAGTTTCCATGTCCAGCTGCAGCGCGGTGTAGAAGATCCGCTGCTGCATGGCTTCGCTGGCGATAGTGCGGCGTAGGCGAAGGATCGGCGCGCCGTCGTCGTGGAAGGTGTCGAGGTCGAGCGCGTAGACATTGCCGTTCTCGCAGTCGCCGACCAGGTGCGCGCCGTTGGCGTACACGCGGCAGTTCGGCCGCCACCTGGTGAGCTGGCCGGTGTCGGGGTTGCGCCAGGCGCGCTCGTGCCAGAGCTGCGTGGCCGCGTCGTAGCACCAGGTCGCCTCGGCGGTCGGGAAGGTCAGCACGTAGAAAATGTGCCCTTCCTGCTGATAGGTGAAGGCGAACGCGTCGGCGATCATCTCGTAGCCGGCGAACGCCTTCTCCAGGGCATGGGTTGAGATACGCATTGGCGTGTAGCCGTCTGCGCGCCAGACCACGCCCGAGCCCTTGTCGTCGGCGCCGAGCCAGAACACGGTGTTGTCGGCCTTGGCCACGGTGCCGGCGGCGGCGCAGCCGTGCTCGATGAACACGTTGCCGGAGCGCTGGAACGGGAAGTCGGCGTTGCCGGTGTTTACCCAGACCTCGGCGGACAGCTCGCCGAACAGCCACACCTCGCGGTGGTCGCTGATGATGCCGATCGTGTTGTCGGGCGACCCCTCGGCCGAGGCGAAGTCCAGGCCGTCCCACTGCGAGCCGTCGTTCGGCCGCTCGTTGATGTAGAACTTGCCGGTGCCGTCACCAGCCACCAGAAAGAAGCCGTCCTGGTAGGTTGCGCGGCGCACGCCGTTCGGGAATTCGGGGTCACTGATGGCTGTCAGGGCCGAGGCCTTGACGTCGACCAGCCAGCCGGCCACGCCGTCGACGATCAGGAGCTGGGCGCCGTTCGACGCAATGCCGATCTCGCCGGTCTCGGTCGCGATCGTGCCGATGGCCAGCTGCTGGTAGTCGGCGTCGACGCGGTAGACCGTGTCGCCGGCCACCCACCAGCTGTACGCGCCTTCCTTGAAGCAGGCGCGCACCGGTGCCGTCGGGAAGGTCAGCTTGCGCACCAGGCCGGGGGTCCCGTACAGCGCCGCCGGCGCGCGCGGGCTGGCGTTGTCCAGCTCGATGTAGCAGTTCAGCGTGCGCTGGGCGTCCGCGTTCAGGCTACGCGCCTGGTACGACGGTCCTACGATGGGCAGTTTCATGCGCATGGGTCTTCTCCGCAGCAGACACCGAGGCGGCGCGCGAACAGAAGCGGGCCGGGCATCTCGGCATCGGGTATCGCCAGGTTGCTGCGCTTGAGGACCTTGCGGGCCTGCAGGGCGAGCATGGCGATGTCGCCACGCGCCGGTACCGAGAACACGGTGGTCAGGCGCTCGCCCAGCGAGTAGCGCAGCGCCGCGTCGTAGACCGGCGGCAGGTTCAGGGGCGCGGACAGGTCCTCGATGGCGATCAGCGTATAGGGCGCCTTTGGCACGCACCCGGGCAGGACCTGCCACTGCGCGATCATCTGGTTCAGGGTGTCGAGCGCGTCGACGACATCGTCGCCAGACGCCGCTTCGCCGGGCCCGATCACGCCGACGTCCTTCAGCGCCTGGTTGATGATGTCGCCGGCGGTGCTCATTCAGCGGCCTTTGCCTTCGCTTCGCCCAGCATCTTGTAACCGGCCTTGCGCTTCGCCGCTTCTTCGTCTTTGTCCTGCACGATGACATGCTCGGCCTCGACGTCGCCGCCCCTGTAGAGAGCTTTCGGGTATTCCTGGATTTCCATTTCTTTCTCCGGTGAGCCTGCCCGGCCGGAGCAGGGCAGGCGGGTTGATGGTTACTCGCTGACGCGCGCCGCGTGGTCCGGACGGACCGATGCGAAGCCGTACAGCACGTCGACGCGGGTCGATTCGGTGTCGGACTGGCCGTTGCCGAAGGTCATCACGCGCACCGAGAAGCCGTTGACGGTCGCGGTGTAGCCTTCGCACGAGGCCAGGATCGGCAGCGGCGCGAACGCGGCGGTGAAGGCGTCCTTGTGGAACGCCAGCTGCTGGCGGTACGCCGTCGAGGCAGCGCCGACCAGCGACACCGCCAGGCCGTTCGCTGGAAGCGCCGACACCGTGCCGATCGCGGCCTGGGTGGTCGTCGATAGCGGCGGGAAGATGTCGATCTGACCGGTCGCCGCGCCGGCGGTGAAATCGGTCCTGACGACGAACTGGCGCAGCTTGCCGTTCGAGACGCCCAGGATCGGATGCACACCGAAGACGCCCGGGATGCTGAACACGGTGCCCTTCAGGATGGTCTGGCCAGCGGTCAGGCCGCCGATATTCAGCTTGTCGCCGGTCTGGCCGGCGCCGTTGACGGTGAAGCCCGTCGCGGTACCGTTGGCGACCATCGGCAGCGACTGGTTCTCGTACATGTCGAAGTTCTGAGCGCGGGTGATGTAGCCTTCCTTGAACGCCTTGTTTCCGGTGTCGCTCGGGTTCTGCTGGTTCTTGATCGCGTCGGCCAGCTCGTTGCTCGCGTCCGAGCTCACCAGCACGGTGCGGTCGGTACCGGGCGCCAGGAAGCGTTCGAGCACGCTACGGGCCTGGCCGTAGGTCTTGAAGCTGTTCGGCGTGGTGCCCGGGGTGCCGACGACGTTCGGAGTGGCCAGCACGGCGCGCTGGATCAGGTCGGCCTGCACCACCGATGCCAGCGAGTTCATGGCCGGCTTCAGGAAGCGCTCCTTGAAGTCGCTGATCGACAGCGCCTTTTCCTTCGCGGTGAAGGTCAGCGGCACGTGCTTCTGGGTGGAGAGCTGCAGGGTGACCTTCTGCTCGTTCTGGTCCGGTGCGGCGCCGCCGCCGGCGAAGTTCGCGCCGTCGAACACGGTCGGCACCGGCGGGATGCCGATGTCGACCTTGTCGCCTTTGCGGTAGCCGTTCGGCTGCGACTTGAATTCTTCCTCGCGGCCGCGGTTGATGTTGGAGAGGAAGTTTGCTTCCTCGGACAGCATGGCCGCGGCTTCGCGGGCCAGCATCTGATGGGTCAGGATGTTATTCGGCATGATTCACCTTCACTATTTGCGGGTTTTTTGACGTTGCGCGTACCACTCGGCGTCGCTCATGCGGGCCGGGTCCACGTCGTTCGTCGCGGACGAGCCGAGCGGGGTGATAGGCGCGGGTGCTTTGCTGACAGGTTTCGGCGCGGCCGGCTGGCTCAGCTTGAATTCCAGCCGGGTCAGTTCACGCGCCATCTGCACAGGAGGCAGCGAGGCGATGCGCGCGGCTTCGTCCAGGTCGGTGCCAAGGTGGTGGAGCAGCTTTGCTCCGACATCGGACGACGTGGCCAGCTCGAGGAAGTCCCGGCTGACGCCCACCATCTGAAGATTCGCCACGGACTGGTCGAAGTCGGGGAACTCCGCCTTGCCGCTGCTGTAGACCTTGTTGCACTGATCGGCGAAGCGCTGCTCGGCCAGCATGCGGCTGGCTTCCTGCTGCGCGAGGGTGCGCACGTCGAACTGGTTCGGCTGATGCTGCTGCTCGGGATCGAGGCCTTGCTGCATCTGCGCGAACTGCTGCTCGTACTGGGCGAGGCGCTGCTGCGCTTCCTCGGCGCGGCGGCGTTCTTCGTGGCGTGCGCGGGTCAGCTCATCGATGCGCGTCTGGAACCAGGGCGTGCGCTTCGGTTCCTGCTGCTGCTCGGGTTGCTGGGTCTGCTGTTGCTCCTGCTGCTGTTGCCCGGTGGTCGCGTCCGTGCGGGTTTGCTGCTCGACCTGTTGTGCACCCTGTTCGGCGCTGTTCGCCTGCGACGGGAGGCCGCTTTCGTTTTCAGTGGTCATGGTTTCCCAAGAGGATTGAAGCCCCGTCGAGCCGGACGGGTACGGTGCTGCGGGTTACTGCTGTTCGGGCAAAGAAAAACCCGCGCTCGGCGGGTTCCCTTCGGGTTGCGGTGTTGCTGGTCCTGCTGCTGGCGGCGGAGGTGCTGCTGCCGCGCTGGGTGGGGCGCCATCGGGCGCGACCAGCGGCTCGCTGGCCAGGTCGAGGCCGAATTCCTGCGCGATCGCCTGGGAGACCTGCTGCGGCATCTGGCCGACGAGGATCTTCAGGCGGTCGGTCTCGGCGCGGTAGCTGTCGAGGCGCAGCTTCTGCGTCTCCACACCCTTGGCGTCGTGCAACTGGTTGTACTTCGAACCCAGCTCCTGCAGCTGGGCCTGCGTCTGCTCGAGCTGCTGCTGGAGCGCCTGCGTCTTCGGATCGGCGCCTTCCTCGCCCTTTATGTTGGGAGGAAGGGCCTTTTCGAAGCGCTCGGCCAGCTCCTCGGCCATCGGGAAGTCCGCGGCCTTCATCACCAGGTCGCCCGCCAGCTGCATCACTGCCGGGTTGCGCGAGGCAATCTCGGTCAGCGCCTGGAAGGTCTCCTGGCGCCGGGTGCTGTAGCTCGGGCCCACCGCGACCACCACGTCGTAGCGGCCGATGCCCGGGTTGTAGATCTCCTGCAGCTCGCCGGCCGTGGTCTGCTGCTTCAGGTAGGCCTGCTTGAGACCCGGGTCGATCTGCGCGTGGTCTTCCTTCCCGTCCTCGCCGAGGATGCGGATCAGCCGCGGCGTGTCGTACACCTTCGGGATCAGGTCCACCAGGATCTTCCCGGTGTACTTGATCGCGCGCGCGATGTTGTCGATGAAGTGGAACGTCGCGGTGTCGCCCTCGCGCTGACGGGCCATGATGGCGCGGCCCGAGGTCTCGTTCGACTGGGCGCCCATGCTGGCGTCGTACTGGCCGCTGGCCATCTTCATTTCTTCCGACGCCACGCGCATGCCATCCAGGAACAGGGTGGCAGGCGAGGGCGGCTGGATCCGCGTCGGCACCGGCAGCGGGTTACCCAGCTCGTCGCGATGGTTGTACGGCAGGTAGGGCTTGTTCTGGGTGTTCGCGTTGTTCCAATGATCCTCGTAGCCCTCGATCGCCTCGGCGGCGGCCAGGATCGGCGTCTTGGTCTGCAGCGCGCCGTATTCGACACTCGCGGACGAGTTGTAGTTGTACATGCGCTGCGCGTCCTTCATCTGGCGGGTGTGGCCCTTCCGGTCGATCTTGCCGTCGATCTCGATCTCGTCGCCGACAACGCGCACGATCGGGATGTATCGGCCCGGCCAGTCCTTCTTCTCGAGCACGGTGTTACCGGCAACCAGATACCACTCGACCTGCTGACGCTTGACCGGGCGCGATCGCCAGCCGGCGGCAGCGGCGGCCACGAGCTGTTCACGCTGCATGTCGGAGGCCTTGAACACGTTGCCGCCCTCGTCGACGTAGAGCTGGTCCGCGAGCTCGACGCGGCGGAAGTACTCGCAGATGCGGACGTTCTCCTTGCTGAGCCAGGCATCGGCGGCGCCGTCGAGCGCCCAGTCGGCAGCGTCGACGTTCGGATAGCGCGCCTCGAACTCATCGCGCGGCAGGTTTTCGAACACGAAGCCGAAGCGCGCGTCGCTGCCGTCCGCCTCCTGGATGTCTGGATCGAGGTAGACGTTCAGCGGGTTCTTCACCCGCCGGATGAAGATCTCCTGGTCGAAGCTGTCGTCGCTCGCGTAGTCGGTCACCACGCGCCAGTAGCCCAGGCCACCGTCGACCTGGTGCTCTGCCGCGGTGTCGTAGGCCACGTCGGCGTTGCTGTTCTGCTCGATGTGGCGGATCGCGCCGTTGATGATCTGCGCCGTCTTCTTGTCGGCGCCGCTGTCCACCGGGTAGACGCGGATCGCCGGCTTGTTCTGCCGCTGGTCGTTCGTGATCTGGCGGTTGTGCTGCTTCGTCTTGTTGATCGTGAGGCAAGGGCGCTTGTCCTGCTCGCGCGCCTTGCGCATCATGTCGTCCCACTGCCAGCCGTTGTCCGGGTCGCCGTTGGCGAAGCGCACGTCGGCGCGCCACAGTGCACGCGCCTCGGTTTCGAAGTCCTCGCAGCGCTTGAAGCGCTTCTTGACTTCGGCGAGCAGCTTCTCGCTCGTCTTGTTTTCTGGTTTGTCGGTAGTGGTTTCCATTTATCCCATCCAGCCATTGGGGCTTGAGGCGGTGCTCAGCTTCGGCCGCGAAACCGCCTTGCGTTGCTTGACCGGCACGAACGAGAGCACGAAGGCGTCGGCGCGGTCCGGCGATTTGCCGAACTCGGCCTTGTATTCCTTCTTCGACTGCATCAGCAGCAGGCCGTCCTTGTAGCGGTACTTCACCGAAGCAAGCTGCGAGCGCAGTTCGCCGTCGTTCGGTACCGAGACCGGGCCCTGGCTCAGGTAGTCGCGTGCGTCGCGCCACATCTTGGCGCGCACGTTGTAGTTCTTGCCGTCGGACAGGCGAGCACCGGTGTGCACGCCGACCACCAGGGCGCGGTATTTGCTGAGGCGCAGCGCGTCGTAGCAGGAGACGCCAGGGCCATCGAGCTCGATGACGATGCCGCCGATCGCGCCGCCGGCGTCGACCAGGTCGTCGCATTCGGCCACGACCACGGCGGCCAGCTGCGGACCGTCGAGGCCTCGCCGCGTGAGCTGCGGCAGGTTCAGGCGGCCGCGGCGCTTGTGGATAACGCTCTCGTCGTCGCCGAAGTGTGCAGCGTCGATCGCGACCACCCAGTCGCCGATGGCTTCCACGTCGGCCGGGCCGTTGCGCTGTGCCGCCGCGATCAGGTTGCCGTCAATGAAGCTGTCCGTCGTCGAGGCGTTGTAGTCGATGTCGATCTCCTGGGCCACGATCACCGGGTCCAGGGTGTCGCGCTGCTTCTGGTACCAGGCATCGTCCTTGCGCGGATCCTGCTTCCAGTGGAAGGTGAAGACCTTGATCTTGCCGCTGTGCCGCTTCTTGTAGAACGGGTTGCCGTTGCCGTTCACGGTCGACAGGTCGATCTTGCAGTTCGAGGTCTGCGACAGCGCGGCGTCGATCGCCTCGGCGCGCTCGTAGAACGCCGACTCGTCCTTGAAGTAGATCGAGGTGCGATTACCGCGGCCGATGTTGTCGCCGGCCTCGCCGATGATGGCCGAGCCGGTTTCCGGGTTCAGGATGCGCATGTGCGGCGCGTGCTTGCTCTCGTCGTAGCCGGCGGGCCGGAATTCGACGGGCAGCAGCTTCACGAACTGGCGCACCTTCCAGAACAGCGACTTCGGGTCACCGAGCTTGTCGACGTATTCCTCCTTGCGGCTGCCGAAGCCGATCACCACGCCCGGATAGAAGGTCCACATCCAGACGGCGATCGCCACGCACAGCCAGGAGATGCCCATGTCGCGGCTCTTCTCGGCCAGGCCATCCTCGCGGCCGCGCCAGCGATCGAACACCCAGGTGACGAATTCCTCCTGCTTCGGGAACAGCAGGAAGGGAATCACGGTCGGCAGACCGATTTCCGCGTTTCGCGGGTCGAAGGTCATGCCCCAGTCGTTGATGAAGTCGATCGGGTTCGCCTTGTAGTGCTCCTTCAGGCCGGGCACGAGCTCGGGCGAAGTGCGCAGGCGCTCGAGGCGTTCGGCGCGCAGCTGGTACAGGCGCTCGTAGTCGGGCGCCCGGAAGTCAAACCACTCAGGCGCTCCCATCGATCAACCTCTTGTAGGCCTCCTCAGCGGACAGCTTCACCGTCGACTCGGACTTGATCGGGTTGCCCTCCTGGCCGCCGTGGTTGATGTCCACCTTGTCGCCGTAGCGCGCGGGATCCCACTTGGACAGGAGCTTGAGACGGGTTTCGATCTGGAGCTTGCGATGCCCGAGCATGTCGCCTTCCTTGATCTCCACGCTGCCGCCAGGTTTCCGGATGCGCTCCTCGCCGATCAATGGCGTATCGGCGATCTTCAGGCAGTCGGCGGCGATCTGGTCGAAGCCTTCCTCGCGGGCGCGCGTGAAATCAGCGAGGAAGGTCGCGTGGGCCTTCTTCCAATCGCTCACGGTGCGCACTGCGGGCATGTGCGCGTCGCGGCAGATGTCGGCGAGTGGCTCGCCTTTCGCCAGGCGCGCGCAGATCTCGTCGGCGACCTTCTTCGTGTACTTGCTGGGGCGCCCGAGCGGCTTGGCCCGGGCCTTGGCCGCGGTCTTGTGCGGGGTCTTGGCAG